GCAGGATCTCAACCAATGGCAGCGACCACTACAGACGAAGTACCAACAAATGAGTCTCAAGACCCGCTTGATGTTATGAGACGTCTTGCAAACCTACTTCGATAACAGTTCGAACTTGTTTAGCCAATGGCGCAGAAATTTGCGCCTTTTCTTTTGACTTGCATAAATACATTATCGTATACTAGACACTGTGCTGTTATACGATTAGGCACATTAAAAGACCATCTTAATTTATATAAAGGAAATACATCATGGCTATGACACTTGCAGAAATTCGCGCTAAACTACAATCACAAGAGAACCGCAGCAGCGGCAATCGTCCCCAAGGCGACAACGCCATTTACGCACACTGGAACATTCCAGAAAACACGACAGCTCGTGTTCGATTCCTCCCAGACGCAGACACTAAAAACTCATTCTTTTGGGTTGAACGTGCAATGATCAAATTGCCATTCGCTGGCATCAAAGGTCAAAGCGACAGCAAGCCTGTTGTAGTTCAAGTACCTTGCGTTGAGATGTGGGGCGATGCTTGCCCAATCTTGGCAGAAGTACGTACATGGTTCAAAGACCCAGCAATGGAAGAAATGGGTCGCAAGTACTGGAAAAAGCGCAGCTACTTGTTCCAAGGTTTCGTTCGTGAAAACCCACTGAGCGACGACAAAACTCCAGAGAATCCAATCCGTCGATTCATCATCAGCCCACAAATCTTTACTTTAGTAAAGAACGCATTGATGGATCCAGAAATGGAAAACTTGCCAACTGACTACGCAGGCGGTCTTGATTTCAACATCAAGAAGACCAGCAAAGGCGGCTATGCTGACTACAACAGCAGCACATGGGCACGTAAAGAAAGTTCTTTGAACTCCACAGAAGCTGAGGCCATTGAGACTCACGGCTTGTACAACTTGGCAGACTTCTTGCCAAAGCGTCCAGACGCTACAGCGTTGCAAGTCATGAAGGAAATGTTTGAAGCATCAGTTGACGGTCAACCATACGATGCAGATCGTTGGGCCAACTACTTCAAGCCAGCAGGCTTGCAAGTTGGTTCTGGTTCTACTGGTGACGAAGTGGCAGCTAAACCTGTTCCACAAGCTCGTCCAGCAGTTGCAGCACCTGCCGCAGCTCCAGTGGTCAACGAGACCCCATCATGGGAAGATGATGCAGCGGAAGCCGCAGAAGCTCCAGTTGTTGCTCCGGCAGCAGCCAAGCCAAGCAGCCAAAAAGCCGAAGACATCCTTGCGATGATTCGCAACCGTAAGCAGTAATCTGCACCAAGGGAGAGACTAGACATTGCTCTAGCTCTCCTTTATTTTTCAAGGAACAATAATATGGCAAAACCATTTGACGTAAGTAAATTTCGTAAGACTCTTACGAAAAGCATTGAAGGCCTAAGTGTAGGCTTCAACGACCCAACAGACTGGGTCTCTACAAACAACTATGCACTGAACTATTTGATCAGCGGAGACTTTACCAAAGGTGTTCCGATGGGCAAGGTTACAGTGTTTGCTGGTGAATCCGGCGCAGGCAAAAGTTTTATTTGCTCGGGCAACTTGGTTGCTAACGCACAGAAGCAAGGCATTTTCCCTATCTTGATTGACACTGAAAACGCTCTTGATGAAAAGTGGTTACACGCATTGAACGTGGACACAAGTGAAGACAAGCTGCTAAAGCTGAATATGGCCATGATTGACGATGTTGCTAAGATGATTAGCGAGTTCGTTAAGGAATACAAAACTATGCCAGAAGACCAACGCCCTAAAGTCTTGTTCATCCTTGACTCGTTGGGCATGTTGCTGACACCAACTGACGTTAACCAGTTTAACGCAGGTGACATGAAGGGTGACATGGGCCGTAAGCCTAAAGCACTTACAGCACTTGTTCGTAACTGTGTAAACATGTTCGGTGACTTGAACTTGGGATTGGTTGCTACCAACCACACATACGCCTCACAGGACATGTTTGACCCAGACGACAAAATCTCCGGTGGTCAAGGCTTTATCTACGCTAGCTCTATTGTAGTTGCTATGCGTAAGCTCAAGTTGAAAGAAGACGAAGACGGTAACAAAGTGTCTGAAGTTAAAGGTATCCGTGCTGCATGTAAGATCATGAAAACACGTTACGCAAAGCCGTTTGAGTCGGTGCAAGTTAAGATCCCATACGAAACAGGTATGAATCCATACTCTGGTATGACTGACTTGATTGAAGCCAAAGGCATGTTGAAGAAAGAAGGCAACAGCCTTGTGTACACAACAGTCGAAGGCGAAATCATTAAGAAGTTCCGCAAGGCATGGGAGCGTAACGATGACGGCTGCTTGGATACAGTAATGGCTGACATTACCAACAATCCACACATCTTTGACAAGAGCGTTGCTGAAGAAGCTCCTGTTGTAGAAGAAGCAGCAGAGTAATGCTACTAAAGGACATCAAGAGCTTACACGTTGAACTAAGCTCAAAATGTAATGCTTGGTGTCCTAGTTGTGCTCGTAATAAAAATGGGTTTGGCCTCAAAGACGGCCTAGTACCGCAGAATCTAGTAGTTGACAAGTTACGTACTGCACTTGATGCACTACCTAATTTAAACAAAGTACAGTTCTGCGGTCGCTACGGCGATCCTGCTATTCACCCCGACTTAAATGAAATACTTGACTGGACTATTCCTCGCGTAAATCAAATCACTATCCATACAAATGGAAGTGTGCGTAATGCAGATTGGTGGGCAGAAATGGGACATAAGTTGCGAGAGGTTGACCACAGAGTTTGGTTCGGCCTAGACGGACTAGCAGGAGTCCACGAGATATATCGACAAGGCACTGACTTTAACAAAGTGATCGAAAATGCAACAGCGTTTATTGATGCGGGTGGTAAAGCTGTTTGGCAATTTATCCCATTTAAGCACAACGAGCACCAACTCAACGCTTGCATTAAACTAGCGAATCAGTTAAAATTCACTGACTTTGAATTAGTTGAAGGAGTACGCAATGTTGAGACAGCGCAGAACTATCGTACAGGTGAAGAGTTTGTACTAGAGCCCTGGACAAAAGATCAAACCTTTAACTTCAGAGTAAACCATGAACGCAAGTTGGAAGCAAAGAATTGTGCCCACCTCGAAGCTCCTGGGCTATATATAACAGCTAGCGGAAAGTATACTCTCTGTTGCCACTTTGATCCTTTTGATGATAGATTTGACCCAATTGGGTTTGACACTATTCAAGAGACTGAGCAGCTAGATATTGCTAGTGAAATAAATACCCAGCCAAGACCACTATGTGTTTTTGCATGTGCTGGGTTGAAGATGGACCGTAAACTAATACCGCTAACAAAATTAAGGAAATCAAATGAGCATTGAAGTAGATGCACTAAGTGAAGTGTACACAATTCTAAAACAATATATTCCTGTTAAAGACAGACAAGAAGCAGCAGACAATCTTATGGGCCTACTAGTTGACGCACTAAACGACCTTGAATTAAAAGAGTTCAGCGGCACAGATGCAGCACTGGGGCGAGCGTACAAAGAATATGCAGCAGGATACGAAGACGACGAAGACGACATCGACTCTGGTTACGAAGATTAATTATGTGGTATAACCGTGTTGTTAGCGACCTAAGTAAAATTCCCGACTGTATTGAATACTTTGAAAAAGAGTTGATCAATGCACGTGGGGAAATTGCTATCCGCGGAAACGTTGAGAAAAGCATCAGTAACTTACCGGGGGTAACAGAGTATAGATTCAACCAATTGCAAGAGATTGAAGCTATCCTAAACTTCCTTAACATTCAGTTACGCAAGATTCGCCAAAAGCATTACAAGAAATACCTTGAAGGGTACAATCGTGCATTGACTAGTCGCGATGCTGAAAAATACGCAGAAGCAGAAGATGAAGTAGTTGATATGGAAACTATCATTAACGAAGTTGCTCTATTGAGAAATAAGTGGCTTGGGGTAATGAAAGGGTTAGAAAGCAAAAACTTCATGATGGGCCACGTTGTTCGATTACGCACAGCAGGCATGGAAGATATTGTAATTCAATAATGGCATTTAAAAACGCCCAAGCAAGTCACGAGCATAGCAGAAGAGTTTTAGATTTACTATACGAATACGATAGTTTTCTAGACAGCCTATCAGTTGTTGCAGACTTTGGCTGCGGTGCAGGATTGGACTCAGCATGGTGGGCAGGGTTACAAACACGCGACGACCCACCAGAACCACGTAATCTTATCGTATATGCAGTTGATCAAAATATATCACAAGTTGATCAACGAGCAAGGTACTTGCATAATGTAAAACCGATAGAGGCAAACTTTGAACACGATCACGTTATTCCTCGTCCTTGTGATCTATTGTGGGCACACGACAGTTTTCAATATTGTCTAAACCCAATACAAACATTGCGATACTGGAATCAACAGATCAATCATAATGGGATGCTGGTGTTGAGCATTCCTCAAAATATCTTTAGTCAATACAACCGTTTGCAAACTCGAAGCTATAACGGAATCTACCATAACTATACTCTTGTTAATCTCATGTATATGTTAGCAGTAAGTGGGTTTGACTGTAGAGATGCTTATTTCTACAAAGAAGCAAACGACCCCTGGCTATATGCGGCTGTGTACAAAACAAGCGACCCTTTAGACGCTAAAACCACCAATTGGTACACCCTTGCGGAGCAGAATCTCATCAATGATAGCACTATTGCAAGCCTTAATGCGCATGGGTATGTTAGGCAAGAAGACTTAATAGTAACGTGGCTGGACAAAGATTTCTACCGTATAAAAGAATAAATACTTCATGCGAAATTTAATTAACATCTTTGAAGACCCTGCCTTAAAGAAGCAAGTCATTGACGTGGTGAAATCCACTGATGATACAGCAGTATTGCAGAAGGTACTTAACACTCTAAAAGCCGGCAACATTGAGGAACGTATCACTGGCGTTCTATCTAAAGATGCCGATGCATCGCGATTTATTAAACAAATTGCACAGGTGATTGTGCATATTGATGCTCCAGTAGAGAGCAAGGATGCGTTCCTTAAACAATACAAGCGCGGCATTATTGACACTGGCAAGTTACTTGACGGTAATGCCCATTCATTTGATGATTTAATCAATGGAGATGATTTTGCAAAAGAATTGTTCATTGTGTTGGCCAAGACACTAACATCACAAGGCGTTGGCCCCGGCGAAGTTGCGTTGGCGGTAATGAGTCCGGACATTTCCTGGAGTGGCCGCGCAGTAGGCGGCGGCGATATCCAAGTTGGAAACAAAGCAGTTGAAGTAAAAACAAGTATCAGTAGTGGTGGACGTTGGATCAACACACGTAAAGCTAACATGAACATGCAAGGCATTCTTAAGGCAATTCAAGGTGCAATGGTTCCGGGCCCAAATGGTCAAATTGAAGCATTGCCTGAGCGCATTAACCCAGACTACTGGGTAAACAAGATCCGCCCAGTAATCGATCCAAACCAACTCAATGCAGTTACTAAAGTAATGGCTGATGGTCTGTTTAATGCAGTTGACAACTCACGTTACCAACAAGCATTAGAAGGTGGCGCACCAGCCGACATTCGTGAAGCTATTCTTGCAGTTGGATTTGACAACTACAAAGAATATAGTAAGTTTGATGGAATGTTGCTAATGGATGTGAAGACAGAGTCTGCTCAATACTTTGAGGATTACGATTCGATGATTGGCAAGATCAAAAGCGATATGCCCTATATCTATGGACCTGAAAGCGAAGGTATGCCCAAGGTAACATTGCTTCTTGGTGACGCTGGATATGACATGGGCGCATCAGATTCTGCGCCAACAGCACCAGTTGCTGCACCCAAGTCTATTGTAGGCGGCCACACTAAGATAACCCCTCCTGGTAAGAGAGCTGCGCCAGCTGGTGC